ACCCGGTGTAAACGGCGAAAGCGGTTTCGGAGATACCGAAGTAGCCAGCCGGGTTGCTCTCGCTCGCGCCGATCTTGTAGGACATGCCGAGGATGACATCTTCCAGCGTGTCGGTCAGACCGGAGGCCGACGCCAGCGCGACGACCGAGGACGAGCCGAGGAAGAAGAGCGCGATGTTCTCGGGCTTGATGCTGTCGGTGATCATCGTGCCGGAGCGCGTGACTTCGAGCAGGATCGAGTCGTCTTTCTCGCGGATGCCGAAGTCCGACGAGAAGTGATCGAGGTTTTCCGACTCGATGGACAGGTTGAACTCGGTGGTGTTCCCGATGTAGCGGAAACCCTCCGGCAGTTGGGTGCCCTCCTTGAACTTCGAGAAGTGAACCTTCCCGCGCCCGAGGGTGTAGTTTTGCGTCGTCGCCATGATCTTCCCTTTCTCTGGTCAGTCTTCCAGTGGATCGGCCAAGTCTTCCACGATGTCCAGTGAAAGATTGAGCCAGAAATAAGCCTTGGCGGACACTTCGTCCGGGGGGCGCACCACCCCGGCTCCGATCCGCATATCCGTGACGTGGTTTCCCATGCCCCAGATGTTGAAGTTCCGGTTCTGGCGTTTGGTGATCGCCAGCTTCTTCTTCACATCCGCCATGAGCCGGTGCGCCGGTCGCGTCGGATGCTCCTTGTCGTCCTTGACAAACCCCTGAATCAGAAGTTCCCACGTCCCATTAGAATAGGACGAATCGGGCGGGGATACAATCTGATCCAGCGGGATCGGGACTTCGAGGATCGAGACCATCGGGAGAGGGTCTTTCTCGCCGAAGATGTTGCGACCGATGAACACGCAAGATGGATCAAGGTCGAAGAAATACGACTTCGCACCGCCGGTCTGGATCGACGCGATGTCGAGCCGGAGGGCTTCCAGTATCCGAACGCGCAGGACTTCTTCAGCCACGATTCAACTCCACCAGTCTAAGGAACTCCCGCTCCATGTCTCGCACCAGTTCCGGCGACATCTCTGTCGCCACGCCGCTGTCATCCCTAGCACGGAATACCTGCGCCACAGAAGGACCATACAGCAGATAGAGGTTGCGGTCGAGTTTCTGCACGTCGGTCTTGTTTCGCAGCGTTTCTCCGGGCTTCAGGCGCACCGCGAGGCCCAGATTGCTCTTGGTGTCGATCTCGGCCTTGCCCGCCCGGAGCCGTATCAGGAAAGCCCGCCGGAGCAGCCGCGCCTTGCCCGGATGAACCATGACCTGCACGCCCTCCGTGACCTTGCTTTCGCCACCCACGATGAACCGGGCCAGCGATGTCGCGCGCGTTCTGGCGGTGATGCGGGCTTCCAGATCGGCCCGCTGCGCCTTCTTCGAGACATAGAGCCGACGGTCAGCCGGATTGACATATGAGGCAGGGAAATTGACCTGCGAGCGAATCATCCGAGCGGCGCGCGTCCGGCCGGATTCCGCCGTCTTGTTGATGGCCTGCGCCGCCCACAGCTTGATCTCGTCTTTCAACGAATCGAACTCTGCGAGATCGGTTATGCCTTCAGCGAATACCGCGTATGCGTCGGTCATCACGGCGCTCCGCAAAGGGCTCGATCTGTCGCGTCGAGTTCCGAAACTTCTGCTTTGCGAGTCCAGAGATCGCGGGGCAAGACATGGTTGATCCGGTATCCCTCTTCCGCCGAGATCATCACAACCGCGTTGTTGTCCGGGTCGATCTCGGCGACCCAAAACACCAGAGCAGGGACGTTCGCCTCTGTCTCGGCGAAGTTGAAGTTGGTGCCCTTCAGGTCGCCCATCTGCGCGCCGAACTTCGTATGGACCCGCACATGGCAGGGAACCGGGTCGGCGCTGGTAACGCCGCCCGGATAGTAGAACGCCGGGACCCGCATGGCATTATGCAGGTCCCGGCGCGCTCGTTCCTTGATCGTCCGGAGGCTCATGGATCACACCAAATCGGTTTCGGTGTCCGCGCCGTCGTCGCCACCGCCATTGCTTTCGGTGGACCCGTTGTCGTCGCCACCGGCATCGGTCGTCTCGGTCTCGGGCTTGGCCTCGGGCTTCGGCTTCGAGGTCCGCCGCGTGGCCTTCTTGGTGGGCTCCGGTTCGGTCTTGGCCGCAGCCGGAGTCGCGGCCTTGACTTCCCCCGCCGGGGCGTCCTCGCCCACCACTTCGACAGCCCGGCCCTTGATCAGATCGGCAAGGAACTGCCCTTCGGCCACGAAACGGGTGCCGGGCTTGATGACTTCGATCTCCGGCCGCACGGCCGGGCTGGTGGCCGTGGCGGCCTTTCCGGGCTTGATGGTGCGATGAATCTCTGCCCGCGCGATACAGGTAGCCATGTGGCTATCCTCCTATGGTCTGGTTGAGGGAACCTCGGCCCCCGAAGGGGCCGAGAGATGGATCAGGCCGCGTTGAGGACGGTGGCCCGCAGGGTGTTGTTCGGGTTGACCGGAACCATGAGCGGCGCGCTCTGGTTCATCACGAAGGTCGCCGACGGATCGTGCTCGTCCCACATCTTCGGGAAGATGGCGAGAGCCTGCCAGCCAGCGGCCTTGTCCTGAATCGCGCCGAAGGCCCGGACCCCCTGCACACCCGGCCCGGACAGCACCACGTCATCCGGCGACAGGAACTCGGTCATGGTCCCATCCGGCTCCTGATAGTAATCGGAATAGACATAGACATCGAGCGTGCCGGACAGCTTGCCGACAAACTCCACGTCCAGCCCCTCGCGGATGCCGAGGTTGAGATTCAGGCCGTTGCTCTGCGCCTTCAGGTCGGTGTTGAGCAATTCGCGGATTTCCGCGTCCTCGCGCATCACATCCCAGACGTTCGCGCCGATGGTCAGGCGGTTGGTCGGGCCGCCAAACTTGGCCTTGCGGACGCGCGTGCGCCACGCTTCGATGTCGCGCAGGATCGACACGCCGCTCTGACCCCACCGCGCCGCGCCGGTCAGGTTGACCGTGTGGTCGGCGTTGCGCTCGAAGTTGACGACGGTGCGCGGATACGCCTCGTCTTCCAGCACGACCTCGCCGTAGATGATGGCCTGCGCCGCCAGCCATTCCCACCGACGCTCGATGGCGCGACGGTGCTGACGCATGATGTCGGCCACGATGGCGTTGTAACGCTGCGACGGCGACATGGAGGCCACGCCGGGAGCCAGTTCGCCCAGACCGGCGGCGCGCTTGATCATGCGCGAGGCCGACACAGGGTCCTTGGGCTTCACATAGGCGGGCTTCACGCGGGTCAGGCGCTCTGCGGCCGAGTAGATCGGCTTGCCCTGCGCGGTCGGCACGACCAGCGGGGCCAGCTTCCGGTTTTCCGCGATCTTCGAGAAGTCGATGTATTCATCGTCGAAGGTCACGGTGCTCGGGAAGCACAGCGACAGCCAGTAGTTGCTCGGCGGCAGCATCATGTCGTTGTCCCGAAGGACCCCGAGCAGCGTGGCCGTATCGTAGATTTGATGGTCAATCATTGTCGTCCCTTTCTCTCCAATCGGCCACGCGCCGAGGATGATGTGGTATCTGACGCCGCGTGGCGTCAGACCGCGATCTGGTCGTTGTTGAACTTCTTCTTCGAGATGAAGATGTTCGGCGAGCGGCTGTTCTCGAACGCCTTGGCCTTCATCGCATCGGTCCAGCCAGCAGCCCAGACCAGTTGATCCATGTCCCAATGGCCGCCGCGATAGAAGGCGACCGACATGGACTGGCCGTTCGACATGAGGACCGGGTGCGCAAGGATGCCGTAGGGCAGCGCATCCGGGTCATCCGAGCCGCCGGACAGGGTGGCCCCGGACACCGTGCCGTTCGCGCCCGTGGCAAAGGTCTTTGCCAGCGTGATCGCGTTCCCTTCGTCGCCCGGATCGCGCGCGATGAAGTTGGTCACACCCGTCGAACCGGCCGTGGCATAGACATAGGGGTTGGCCGGGGTGTCTTCGCCGTAGGCCGTGCCTGCCCCGGCCTCGCCGTTGATGGCGGCAATCAGGTTGGCGCGCGTGGCGGCGATGTCGGAACCGATGTCCACTTCGTAGGGGTCGTCGGGGGTGGCCCGGAAGGTGTAGGCTTGCCCGTTGATCGTCACGGTGTCGCCGTCGGCCGGAACCGCGTTCGCCATCGTGAGCGTGCCGCTGGCCGAGCCCTGCGCGCTGCCGGGCAGGGGAGCCAGCGAAAGCACCCCGGCGATGACCGTCACGACGGAGTAGATGGAAAGATTCAGGTCTGCACCGGCCGAAACGACTTCGGTGGTGGTGGTCGGGACGCCCTCGCCGAAGCGAGGTTCGGCGGGACCGCCGTAGGACTGCGTGGCAAAGCTGGCGATGCCGGGCGAGCCCTGCGGGAGAGTGGTATCTTGCGCCATGATGGCCTCCTTATGGGTTGAACGACGAGGAAGTCAGGCGGCGATCAGGCCGACTGTTTCCGCTGCACGCCGGTCATCCCGGCATAGTCGGCGAGAATCGAGTTCGCGCGGGTTTCGGCGGTGTCCTTGCCATCGCTTTCCTCGGTCCCCGAGATGTTGGGGTTGTCCTTCGACATCTGCTCGTCGAAGTGGTTGCGCTTGGCGTCGGTCTTGCCCTTGGGGGCGTCACCGCCTGCGGGGGCTTCGGCCTTCTCTTCCGGCAGTTCGGCCAGCATTTCCACGATGCCGTCGGCATCGACCGCCGCCAGCTTCGGGTTGAGCGCCATCTTCACCGCCGACTTGGTGCGGGTCTTGGCCGCATCCGAGCCGAGAATCGCGGCGAAGCGATCCGTGGCTGCTTTCGCACCCTCGGCCATGCCTTCGGTCTTCCCGGCGGCGCGTGCGTCCAGAACCGCCTTGTCGTGGGTGGCCTGCGGAACGCCGTTTTCAGTCGTGTTGGTAGCCATCTGTTCATCTCCTGCGGCGGCAACTTCGGTTGAGAATATCACCATCTCGTCTTCAAGGGAACCGATCCTGTCGGCCAACCCATTCTCGATGGCTTCGTTTGCATCAAAGGTCAATGCCTCTGTTTTGCGAACATCCCCATCCGCCATCGCCCGGTTCCGCGCCACCGCCGTCGTGAAGACGCCATAGATGCGGTCGATTCGATCTTGGATGCGGGATTTTACACCTTCGGGCAGCTTTTCATAGGCGTTGCCATCGACCTTGTGCTTGCCTGCGAAGATGAACGTGACCTTGATGCCGACATCCTTCAGCATCTCGGAATACTCGACGTGCGCGGTGACGACGCCGATGGAGCCCACGCCGCCCGAGCGCGTGACCGAGATCGGGCCTTCCGAGGACGACAGAAGGTATGACGCGGAATAGCTGTGATCCGCCGCAAACGAGCGCATGGGCTTCTCGCCGCGCGCTTCGTAAATCTTGTCCCCCAACTCGAAGCAGCCCGCGACCTCCCCGCCGGGGCTGTCGTGGATGAAGGCAATCCCTTTGACCTCGGGGTCCGCCATGCCACGCTTCAGGGCTTGCTCGATGTAGGTATAGCCGGTTGCCCACCGGCCGAGTTGCCACGGAAACCGATTCAGCAACACGCCCATGACCGGGATTTGCAGCACGCCGCCCCGGACATTGTAGGGCCGATAGGACGCCCGCCAGTCGTCGGGCATCGGCCAGAAGTCTTCGTCGGACATCTGCGTCGTCGCGGCCGCAAGGAACTCGGTTGCGTGCTCGTGACCGACGACGTGCTGGATGCTCGATTGGAAAAGCTGCTGCGCCGCCATGTCGATCAAGAGCGGCGACTGCGTGATCTGTTCCAGAAGCGGGGGCTTATTCGGCATTGGTCTTGTTCTCCCCTTCGTCTTCGGACGCTTCCTTTTCACGGGGAGCCCCGGTCATGGCGTTCTGCATGTTGTCTTCGACGAGTTCGATGCCGCGCTTCTCGCGCTCCTTCTTCTCCCGTTCGAGTTGTGCATAGACCTTCCGCCAGTCTTTGCCAAGTTTCGAGAGTTCGTCTTCGTGGGTGGAGAGGCCATACTTGATCCGCAGCACCGCCGCTTGCGTCTCCTTCAGTTCGTCGATCTGGCCGCGAGCCGCGCCGATCCAAGTCGCCGAGCCGTAGGCTTCCCGCATGAGCGGGTCATAGAAGTTGGGCGCGTTGCGAGGCAGCGAGTCAATGCCCCCGATGTTGAACATCTCTTCCAGCCAGAGCAGGAAGACGAAGTTCGCCATGCGGTCGGCGACGATCTTCTTGCGCGACTGCATGAAGCGCCACGTCTGCACCATCGCGGCGCGGGCGCTCGAATAGTTGGTCTTGGTGAAGTCTCGGGACAGTTCCTCGTAGGACACGCCGAGGATCGCTGCGATGTAGCGAAGCACCGACTGCTCGAACTCCTGCCCCACGCCGCTCGGCGCACCGACCTGCCGGATTTGCAGGCGCGTGCCGGGGAAGAAGTGCGGAATCCGCACGCCGTCGATCATCATGTTCCGCGACCGACCCGCGTATTGCGAGATCGCCCCCAGATAGTCGGCCGCATACTGCGCTGCCGCCGCGCCGGGCGGCATGTTGCCTGCACCCATCTGCTGAAACACCGCCTCCGTCGGGAGATCGGATTCGATGCTGGCGGAATACATCGCCGCCACCGCCGCCTGCTGAAGCGTCAGATCGCGGAACTTCTTGGCGATGCGAGTCTCCTTCAGGCCCGCGACGATCTCGGCGATACCGCGAGACTGCGCCACGCGCTGCTGCTCGATGATGTGCATGACCTGCGGACGGCCCCACGGCTTGCGGGCCTTGACGTATTTCCACGTCATCGTTTTCTCGGGTTGCCACGCGACATCCGAAGGGTGCGCGTCCCGGATGTAGT